AGTCAGCTACTAATTCTTCATGGCAGTCATGGTAGTATGCTATTAACTTTAGATCGTTCTTCCAAAACTTTTCCACTGACTCTAGCATATTCTTAGCGTAGCTTACATAACCACTAGCACTGAATGATGTTACAAACTTAGTCATATTGTTCACTCATCTCCCTGTATAATTCATTCCATTCTTTTGCATATTGATTATCAATATCTCTTTTACCTTCCCAGTTTCTAAACAACGGTCCTCCTGTTGTAAAGTGTACACACTTAGGATCAATGTCTTCAGATGAATGACCATCAAGCCAATTCCATTCTTCAGATACCTGACTTACTGTCTCTACCCAACACATACCATGTAACCAACTTCCGCTACTGGTGTTTACAGAAGACACAGTTAGTTCATTTAGTTCTGGATTACCACAGTTAAACAACATAAAACTTGACCAGTTCTTTCTAAAATAATTTTGTTGTACTTTATTTTTCATTTTATATTTGTCAGTAGGTTGGTACTTATGATGTACACAAGCTACAGAAAAATCTCTATAAGCAAAGAGGTTAAATAATTTATTTATATCATCTCTCATGTACATATCACAGTCCATAAATAACGCATGACCTTGATGTACATTTAGAAACGGTACAAGAAAACGTGTAAAACTAAACTCAGTTGAGAAAGGTTTTCCATCAAATGAATCTACCTGTTGACCATCTTTAATTGTCATAGTTCTCCAGTACAAACCTGTACGCCTAACACTATCCTGTTTTAATCTAACAATATTAACAGGAGAAGAAGCATGTTTATTAATACTGTACTCAAGAACGTCACAATAAGTTTCTTCTTTAGGATCATAACCTATATAAACTGTAGGTAGACTACTCATCAGTAGCTTCCTCTGCAATCTTTTCTGTAAGTTCTTTAAATGTAGTAAACTCTGAGGGTATCATAAAATATTCTAGTGTTGTTAGCATAGCATTCTTTAACTCATCTTCAATTAGATCACTACTAAGATCATCTATTATTACTGTCTTTAATATTTCTACAACAAGATTATCACAGGTAGTAGTTGTTAAATCTATTTTAATTGTTGGTTCAGTATCTAAAAAACTCATTGTATTCCTTTAAAAAAAGGGGATGCGCTTCAGATAATAGCACACCCCCTAAGTATTACGTCTACTTTATTTCGATCAACTTAGGTTGTTCTTCTTCAGGAACAACTTCTTCCAATGTAATAGTAAGAAGACCATCCTTTAAGTCTGCGTCTCTTACTTCCATAGTATCAGACAAGGAGAATGATTTACGGAACTTACGTGCCGCAATGCCTGATACAATATAGTTTCTATTATCATTGCCATCTCTATCGCCAACAATATTAAGAATACTATCCTCCAATTCAATTGAAATATTTTCTTTTGAGTAACCAGCAACAGCAAGTGTTAGCTTATAAAAATTATCATCCTTTTCTAAATCATGCGGAGGGAACGCACCAACATTACTTGGCACATGCTTGAACAAATCTTCAAAGGTAAATCCCAACATATAGTCTGGGAGTGTCATACGATTTTTGTTAATATAGTCAATAAAGTTCATTGTTATCTCCTTGTTAAGCAAGTTAGTTTGGCACACCACTATGGTCGTACCATACACATACTACTACAGTATACAATTGTTGTCAAGAAAAAAGTTAAGTAAACTTTTCTCCTCTAAACCAACAGACAAATGAACATCGTTCACCTTCTTTTACTTTTGTAATACGATGATAGACAAAGGAAGGAAAGACAGCAATGCTGCCAGTTTTTCTCATATCTTTAAGTGTATCAAACCTGTCTCCAGATTGAGGATGCACCCACTTCTGTACCTGTAAATCACCACCCTTAAACTCACTGTTAAGTGTGACACACACTGCCAGCTTTCTTCTGTAAGGATCAGAGGGTAGTTCTACACCAGCATCCATGTGCCAGTCGTAGAACTGTCCCTTACCATAGAAGGAAATCTGTGGAGTTTCAAAGCAATTTATGTGAAAGTCCCAGCCAGCTTCCTTGTTAGCTGTCTCTGCGTACAGTTGCAGAATGGAAGTTAGTTCAGGATTTTCTAACCAAGTAAGTCTGCTATTCCTTACCTCTTGAAGTAGAACACTACTGCCATTCTGATATACATCAGCTTCCTGACTGTCTAACTCCTTTGCAATACCTACTATACCATTGCATAGTTCTTTTGGCAGTACCTCTTTATACGTGTGATACGTAAGCATTAAACTCCGCAACTCCCTCCGTGTCCAGTAATGTCACAAATGTCATGTGTCTCAAGACCTTCCTCAAACTCCTCACCTAACTTATCAACAGCTTCAGAATAAGGTACTGATGTTAGTGGTTGCCCACCACGACATGAATCAGGGTATACAGTAAAGCCACGTAAGCGATGTGCGTAAGAGGCAAGAGTATTAGTAAAGTCCATAACAGTGTCTTCATTGTTTAGCTTACTTCCCCATGATGGTAGATTAATAGTAGAGGAAATGGACATATCTACATAGTCTTGAACGTCAGCTTGAAACTTCATACGTCTTTTATAATCCCCTGCAAGATCAAGAGCAGACTCAATATCATCTGGTTTAGTATCGTAAAGATCAATCAACTCCTGTGCTGCACTATCTACTACATACTGGTAGTGCCAGCGTGTGCCTCCTTTTAAATACCTCCGCTTGTATGATACAGCAAAGATAGGTTCTACTCCTGTGCTTGTACCTGCAAGAATACCAATGCTTCCTGTAGGTGCTATAGCTCTATTAGCTACTGGTCTACTGATATTCATTTCATAAGCAGTCTTTTTAGAAGTATCATCAGTTACTCCTTTGTAAACTCCTAACCATTGGTGTAGTTCATCAGTAACTTCATACTTAGAACCTCGCTTAATTAACCACTCATGCATACCCATTAGACCTAGACCAAGCCTACGATTCTTCTCTCGTACTTTATAAACTTTATCATAAGGTAGCTTGGCTTTAAGAGTACCACACATAAGAAACTTAGTAGCTAAGTGTACAATATCTTTAAACTCTTTTATAGTATCTACCCTTCCAAGGTTAACTGAACCTAAGTTACAAACATCTGAATCATCTTCTGAAGTAACTTCAGTACATGCATTACGTAGTGTTTCATTTTCTTTATCAAAGAAGTTAAAAGAGAATCCCGGTTCGGCGGTTTGTAAGGCTTGTCGTACATTCTGCTTAAATGTAGTCCCAACATCACCTGTCTCCCAATAGTTAATTAACCATTCAGTATCGTAGTTCACGCTGATGTTTGTCATGTCCAGCGGAGCTATGTAGTTAAAATCTTGTTCCTTTACCTGACCGATAGTAAAGCCTGTGTTACCAACTGGCATGTCATACCAGTTCTTACTGATAAGAAACTTTTCTATGTCAGCATGTTTCCAGTTCATACTGGCATAGATAGCTGACCTACGACTACCACCCTGCATTACCCTTCGACCAATTTCGTTGATCATTAACATCTTAGGGATAGGACCAGAAGCAAGACCACCAGTACCTGACAACACTCTACCTTCTTCACGGTATACAGAATAGTCTACACCAATACCACCACCTGTCATCAGACATGACTCACTCTTCCATGATAGGTCTGCCCAATCTTCACGTGTATCTTCTTCTGCTTTCAAAAGATAACAGTTGTTAAAGAACTTGTTAGGTCTACCAGCATAGTACAAGTACCTACCACCGGGAATAAATTTTAGATCAGTTATATATTCTTTAAGTTGATCTATCTCATCTTGTTTTAACTGAGGAGAACAAACATCTTCTACCAGTACAGAGGCTAGGCTTGCCCATGTCTCACAACCATGATGTGCATACTTATGTTTGAAGATATCCTCACTAAACTTGGAACGGAACATTGGATTTTCATTGGATCGAAATGTAGGCATGTATTCTATTCTCCCTTAGTTACATGATCGTGGACATAAAGCATGATTATCGCATAGTGAATAATCTTTAGCAAGTCCTTCCTGTTCTTTCCTTCTTTGTTACCATACCTCTTCCAGTATTTTAATATGTTACCCATAACAAAACCTTCACCATGTCCACTGTCAAGTATGATATCTGTGGCTTGGTATTTACCCTTGGCGTAATGTTCTTTATATGTAGAAGAAATATACTCATGCATCTCGTCTATATATTCTGACTCATCAAACTTAAAGTTTGGTAGTGCAGCATACATTTTAGCAATCTCTGTGTCTCTGTCCATTTGTTTTCTCCTAGTCGAATGTGAGGACGGCATTGATACGCCTACGAACATATTTAATCTCCTTAGATTTAATAACCTTGAATGCAAAGCTACGAACATACCCTGCATCCACACCTGCTATATCACAGACAGTACTAAAGTCTTCAGCAGTTACACCAACTGAAGCAAAGAACCATGCCTTTGCAGCATCACGTGCTGTCTTAGACTCGATTGACTCTCTGTTATTTTCTGGTTTAGTTGCATCAAGCATTGCCTGTAAGACAACACCAAGAAACAATATTTGTTCAGGACTTGTTGTTTTGTTTTCTACTAGACTTTCTATTTCTACCAGAAACTTTTCTGTTCCTTCTCTCATCTAACCAACTGTCGGGAATACCATCAGAGAGTTTACAAAATATAAAGTCATTCTTCTTACACCAATCTGCATAGGTAGTCTTCGCTCCTTTGTTTAGTTTATTGTTAGGGTTATCAAATACAAATCTTACATCCAAGTCAGGATTAGACTGCCTAAGAAAAAGATGTTTCTTTCTATCGTCAAGAGTAAACCTTCCCTTCACCTCTAGTATAATACCAGAGGGTAGAATAAAGTCAGGAAGATATTTCTTAGATTCAATCCACATATACGGAATATAATGTGGTTCAAACTCAAAGTCAACATTCAAAGCTATCAGATAGTCTGCTGCTCTACGTTCAGAGCGTGATCTAAATTTGTATTTCTGGGACATTCGGTTCGCGATCTACATTAGTTAGATACTTGATATTGTTTGCGTACTGGAATGCACGTAGTCCTTTACCATTGTTAGCATCCGACCAACAATCAAACTTATGAGGGCAATAGTTACAACCAACAGATAACTGCATATTCCCAGACTTACCGTCAGGAACATCATCATAACAACGAGCAGGTGGTTCACTATCTTTGATAGCGTTTCTAAGATAGTCAATCTTTTGTGAAGCATTTATCATCTCCATCTGATGAACAGGACAATAAGCTATCTGGCCTGTTGTCTTATCAATGACAACCCATCCAGCTTCTTTAGCATTGTTAGCTTGAGCATACGCAGATAATTGTGCGACATAGCCAAACGGATCATCTTTGAATACCATACCCTCAGTAAACTTCTTAAAAGAAAAGGACGATGCACTCTTAAAGTCAACAAGAACATCATCAACTACCGCATCTTGATGACCAACAACATCATTTAGTACTACCTGTTTCTGCTGATCAGTTACTTTGTGACCAGATGTTTTGGAAAGAAAGACAAGAAGTGCTTCAAGAATATCTCCATATAGGAACTTGATGTAGTCAGACCCAGATAGTTCTTCCTGTTCAGTTGACCTGACAGAGTACCATGTCTTACGTGCTGGCTGACCAATCATGGATAGCCTTAAATTATTTCTTGGCTTTCTTTCCTCAGTAAGAGAATTGACAACAGCATCAGTAACATCCTTGGCAAACTCTTGCAGAACATTAGCAGGAATTTTTGTAGGTTCATTACTGGTGAATAGACTGTATATGTCCTCTACCAAAGTATCAATTGTTTTCTGTGCTGTTGTCATTGTATTATACTACTGCTTCTGGTTCAGTCATCAAACGATAGCGAGTGTACGTTTCACCTTCAGGTGTTTTAGCAGTGACTGTATCAATATCAAAGCCACGATTACGAAGGCGAGAAATATCTGCGGTTAAGTTCTCTGACCATCCACGTTGAATGGCAGTCTTACGAGTAACACGCATCCGCTTACGCAAAGCACTAAGTAGTTTACCTTCATTAGTCATAGTCTATTTCCTTTGTTCAGTTAGTTATATAATCTGACAGTCCCTCTCCACACCTGCCAGCAATCGTTGCTCTAATATAGTAGCAACCCCGTGTGTAGGGACGGTTAGAACGGAACTTCCTCACCTGCTTGTTCGTTATTTCCTACAGTGTAACCACCTTCTACTGCAGAGAAATCATTATTGTCACCGTATGAGATAAGATCAACAACCTGCACACCCATCAGGTCAGAAGCTACACCTGTCTTCTTGTTGTATTCCCAATCATATGTAGCAAACTTAACATTTACCATACTACCGTTACCAATAAGACTACCGTCCCAGTTATTATTCTGTGAGTCTTTAACGATAGGTGCAGGACGCTCAGAGCCATCACGCTTATATACTTTGCGCTTGATCTTTACAAAGTCTCCTCGATCATCACCCTTGTTCTGCACGTTAAGACCAAGGCTTTCAACCAAACTCTTAGTATCCTCATCTAAACAAACATCGACAGAGTATACTGGTTCGTAGGTTGTGTTGGGAGAAAGAATGCTTGCCCAATAAGCCTTACCAGAAATAATATGTACATCACTCATGTTAACTTTCCTTTCAAGTTTAGTCGCCACACCATGTGGCTTTTCATTCAACGATTTGCACAGTATGCCTGATCACATTCACAGAGTCAAGCACTTTTTTTCAGTGGTTGTAACTTTTTTACTACTTCTTCATAGTCCATCAACTCCTCTTGTCCTACATTGTAACAGGGTCTAAATAATTTACCGTCTGCTCTGTTAAAGTTCTCTTCTTTAATAAGCATATGGCATGGGTAAAATCCTCTTAGCATAAAGTTATTATCAGATAGCTTTACAACCAAGGCGAATAGATCAATAACTCCAAGACACTTATTATTTACAGCAAGTAGTCTACCGTTCACATGGTCTGTTGTCTTAACGTCAACAGTAAGACCATCAAGAAGTAAATCTCCTTTGTCAGTTCCTCTTTCCATTGAACGTATTCCAACATCCATAACACCATGTGGATACTCACCAATCATTTTGTACAGTGCCAACTCTCCAGCAACACCAATGATATCAAACTTATAAGGATCATTCTTATCTCGTTTAGCAGCAGTGTCCTTTACATTTTTCTTTCTGTTACTGTCATAGCGTGCCTGACCTATCTCAGTGTACAATTTAATTTCAGTATCTGATAATTGTATCAGTGTGTTTCTGACCAGTTCTGGCCTATCTTGTATTCGCTGTCTAGTGGACATTTTATTTTTAAAACCTTTTCTGTTTGTTTCATTGCCAGTTTAGTTAGTTCACCAAACCTGTCAGCTTGTGGTTTGTATACCTCATGCTGATACTCATCGTGTATAGACGCAACTAACTCAGCCTTAACATTATGCTTACGCACCAGAGTATTTATATCTACTAGCCACTGCTTACAGATAACTGCACCTGCACCTTGAATTAGAAGATTAACTGCTGCATGTTGGTTGCGAACCTTCAACCATCTACCATCAAGACCTTTAAGATAACCTCTTCGACTTGCCTTGTCAACCCTTTCTCTTAACAAAGCAAGAGCAGGTACGTTACCAAGAAATGTATCTATCAGACGCTGACCGTCCTGTGATGTACCACCAACGATCTGTCCTATCTTTGCTGCACCTGCACCATAGATAAAGGCATAGATAAATGTCTTGGCTTGATCACGTGTATCAAGACCTGCTGCCTTTTGATTTGCTGTATGAATGTCACCTTCCACAACTTCTTTTGTAAAGGAAGGATCGTTAAGATAGTGTGCTAGTGCACGTAGCTCAAGCGAAGAAGCATCGCAACCAACAAGAACATTAGCTGCATCTCCAACAGTCCAGCATTCCCTACACTCCTTACCATACGGTGAGTAAGATGCAGGAACTTGTGCCATGTTTGGAGAATGGTGTGCCATCCTACCAGAGATAGCACGTAATGTAAGAACTTGTCCATGTACTTTACCGTCCTCATGTACTGCATCAATCCATGACTGAACCTGTGCAATACGTTTCTTTAATGTAAGATACTCTGCAATCATCTGTGCTTCAGGGATATCAACTCCGCGAAGCACAGATTCATCTACGATTGCATGTCCTTTTTCTGTAAATTTATTAGGTTGCCAACCACACTTTACTAATCGACTAACGATCTGCTGACGGGAGGCAAGATTAAATGTTTGGTAGTTGATAGATATGTGCGGTCCTGCAACTGTTGTCGGGTCTTGTATATGCCGCAGACCCACAGAAGAAAGACTACCATCTTTTTTGTAACGAGGTGTAATTTCTTTAACCGCCACAGGAATAGGAATAAATCTTGTTTGAACTTCTCGTTCCAACTTAAACGACTTATCCTGTAGGTGTGCGGTAAGGCTAGTTGCTTTCTGTAAATCAAGAGTAAACCCATTCCTTTCTTGTTGACTGACCAACGCACGTATCTTGTACTCAAGATCAATAGCACGACGATCAATCTTTTGTATGTCTGGTTGAAGGTTAATCCAAACCCGTTCAGTTATGTCCACATCCCTCTTACAGTATGTGATCATCTCATCAGACAGGTGGCTAAAGTCTTTGAACTTAATCTTGTTGAACTGGAGTTTATCACCCCATGCCTCAAGAGAATGTCCGTTCTCTCTTACAGGATCAATTAGTTGTGACAGTAACAAAGTGTCTTCTACCTGTGACAGTTTGATCTGTGTACCTAACAGTCTGTTAAGAACTGGTGCATCAAACGATATACCATTGTGCATTATAAACTTGTTCACTCGTTTAGCAAACAGAGGAAACGTAGTAATACACTGATCACCTTTCCAAACATGATGCTTACCTGTCTCTCTATCCTTTGCTACAATACAGTACACCAGTGTAGCATCGAGAGAATCAGTTTCAATGTCCAGTACTACATCCATTACAGTGCCTCTTCTAAGTTATCTTCCTCCCCATTATCACCTAGATTATCTACCTCTGTCAAGCGTCCAGTGTCAGCGTTGAAGAACAAGTGACAAGCAACACCAGTATCTCCTGCGTATCTGTTCTTCAGTACGCGAATGGTAGTGGTGTTAGCAATGTTAGGATCATCAGATTGTTGGTCACGTTCCATTGCCACCACTCCGTCTGACAGTTGCGCTATGCTTTGACTGCCCCTAAGATGAGCGAGACTAACTTCCTTACCGTCTTCATGCCCCTTGTCACCACTACCTCTACGTAAGTGAGAGACAAGTAGTAGTGCTACGTTAGTCTCTTCCACGATAGATCGTAGCTTAGTCATTAGGTTATCAATATTTCTACGCTCATCATCACCCTCTAGTCCTGACACAAGAATGGATAGGTGATCTAAAATTATCCACTTACAGTCCAATGCTTTGATCATGTAACGAATGCGACCAAGTATCTCATCAGTCTTCATGCTACCAAAGTGATCGAATGCAAAGAACCTGCGTGTACCTACAGTTGCTTTTTGCCACGTATTCAAATCTTCACGGCTGAACTGTTCACGTATCTCTCTGATATATAGTCGAGCGTTAGCTTCAACTGACATGAGATGAAAGATAGTTGAACGTACATTCTCTTCCAAAGAAATAACACCAATGTTTTCTTCTGTATTATTAAGAAGATGATGCATAAGTTCACGCATAACACTTGACTTACCTGTACCTGTACCTGCCGTAAATGTAACCAGTTCTCCAGTACGAATACCATAGAGTTTATCATTGATACCTTGCCAAGGATATAGACAAGTCTTGTAGTCACCTTCCTCGTATAGCGCATCACCCATGTCAGCAAGGTTAAGAATACCTGCTGGTGTGTACATCTTAGCGTTCCACCATGCGCGGGTAAACTCTTCACGCTTACCGTTCTGAATGTACTCACATGCATCCTTGTACTCAAGGTGTACGATCTTGCATTGGTTAGGTTCAAAGAGAGAGGCAACCTGCTTTGCTGCCTTGCGTCCTGCGTCATCATTATCAAAGCACAGCACGATGTTATCATACTGCGACAGGTATTGAAGGTTTGCTTTACAGTTACGTAGAGCAGATGCTGCACCATCCTTGATAGAAAGGACAGGCCATTTACTGCCAAGCATTTCGTATGCGGCAAGCGCATCTAGCTCACCCTCACAGATGGTAACGTACTTACCACCCTGATTGAATAGGTTCTGTCCAAAGAGTGTACCCTGTCCGACATTCCCAATAGCACGTATATCTTTTGGTAGGTTACGAACCTTATCACCTACATGGTTGTTGTCACTATCATAGTAAGGATATAGATGTTGGATAATCTTGTTAGAGTTATCTTTTACTGTACGTACATTATACTTCTTACAGGTAGCTTCTGATATTTTACGATCAGGAATGCTAGTGATCTGTCCGTTAACACTCATGGGTCGTACTGTACTTTGTTGTTGTGGTTGAACTGACATGCTGTCATCCTTTGATTTAAAATAAGTTGAACAACTATAACACCAAGAATGTCCATCGCTGTATGTCATACATGCATCACTGGATGAACACTCAGGACAAGAACCGCGCTTTACTACGTGACTTTCTGTTTCCATCATATCTTCACGATCCTATAAACAGTTTCGTTTCTGTTACCATACACAGTTAGCTTACGCCTACTACGGTTTAGTTTGTTATCATATTTAAGATGGGTAGTCAAGGACTTTATTGAATCAAGAACATCATACATCTCGTCTAGTGTTCCTGTATCAACAGCTTGGTTGTTGGTCTTGTTCACTAGACGGTACATACTTTTTATCCTTTTCATCTTACTCACTCCTCTTGTTTGTTTAGCAACTCATCGACAAACGCCATGTCACCTGCCATAATCTCCTCTGTTTCAATGGAAGCTAACTTCTTTGCTTCCTTTCTGTTATAACCTTCTTCCATATAGGTGGACAATAGTTCACGGAAGATTGTCTTACGATCTTTTTCCCACAGGTTTTTCATCTACCCTGTCCTATGTATCTCTTCCAATTCTTACGCTTGTGTTTGTTCTTTGGATTGGTGTTAACTGAATGACCAATGCTTGTCTGTTGGTGTTTCTTCAGTTCAATCTTTGTATTAGTTCCTATGTCTTTCTTACTTGCCATTTTCTTCTCTTACCTTTTTAAATCGTTCACTAACTTTATCTCTATGTTCTTTAGACATTTCTTTTCTCCAAGGATTTTTACCTAACCTAAAAGGCCAGAGATGACAAGAGTAAACTGTACATAATTTCACCTCACTGAAACTACCACCACTACACTCAATACAATTATTCTTTATTGCTTTTAGAACAGGTGTACTTATATGTCCATGTTTTTCTGCTTCACTCTTCATTGATTAACGCCTTCCATGATACAGGAAATAAATCCTTGATGATGTTATTCCAACTCTCTGCTAGTTCTTGTATCTCCTTTTGTGCGTGCTTGTCAATACGTAACTTATAAGCACGTGCAAATGCAGCAAGAGAACCAGTAACATAGTAACTTGTGTACATTGACTGAGGTAAGACCATACGTGCCTGTTCAGGACACACACCTAAGTCCATCAACCATTCGTACTCCTCTTGGCAGTACTCAATTACATTTTTATATGCTGCTTTAGCTTCTAATTCTGGCGCTCCTTCAATTGTTTTCTCACTACTGCCTTGCTTGACATTGTCTGCTTTACCTCTCCATGTATCTGGAGTGTAAAACTCTGGAGTGTCATCAACATACCGCCTACTAACTTCATTATAACTAAATCCTATTGTATGTTTGAACCTTTGTCTTGCAACAAAGATAGGCACAGTTTCTCTGAGCGTGATCATACAGTGCGTGAATGGTGTGAAGTGGTTGTGCTTGGCAAGGTAACGGATCAGTGCAGCATCCTTTGCTGACAGTTCCTTACGTACACTATGGTTTACTTCCCAATCACTTTCTTTATCAAAGGATACCCGTGCTGCATTGACAACAGTTAAGTCTGTACCTAGACAAGATATAAGTTCAGCTTGCATTTAGTTTTCTTTCTGATAGTTTTTCTAATTCAACTTCTGTTATAGATAGTTTTTCTTTTAGATAGTCTACTTGCTCTTTGAGAACTTTAACTTTTTTGTATTCAGTATACAGTTGTTTGTTCAGTTCCTTTATTTCATTCCTTGCTAGGTCAATTTCTGTTGTCATGTTAGAAACTCCTTAACAATTCTGTCTCGTATATTCGATATACCTTTTGCAATATCAAACAGATCGTCACGCTGTAGTTTACCCGTCGAGTCATTATACTTTACCTTCCATTCGTCCCGATCAGCTTCAATATCATTTACTAAATCTAGTAAATCATTTAATTCTTTAACTAAACTAGGCATAACTCCTGTCTTGTAGTTTGTCATTCTTCTTTCCTCGCTGTCAATCAAACCCTGAATATAGATACGTACTCTTACTGGATCAAGATGTTTTATTTCTGTTATTGATATTTCTTTGAGAAAGTTTTTCAGATCATGTAGTAGTACCATCATGTTAGAAGCTGTCCGTAAATCCAAAGTCAGGATACTCTTTCAATACCTTTTTAAGTTTTGGTTTGAATGACTTACTCTTTGTTTCTAACATATGGATTGTACATCCAAGTTCAAAGCACAGATAGTCAATGTCTTCTTCTTTGAACATCTGCTTTGTGTTATCTACATAGTCGAGAGCAAGATCATCAATAGAAATTTTCTTGATTGGTTTTACACCATAGTCTGCATCAAGATAGAAGGCAACATACAGACCATCGTTATGCATCTCTAGTTGCACACCAATGTCTTCAATCTTAAAGCTACCTTTGATCATAACTGTACCACTCCTTTCTCTGTTGTATAATAAACTTTACATAAACCAAACTCTACGATGCATCTATAACATCCCTTACATGGCTTTGCAAGAGTTGTTTTGAATTTGTTTGTACGTTCATGTTCTCTCTTCACACGTACAACAAACATCGTACACTTAGACAGGTCATCACCTACTGTACGTACTGCGTTCTTGATTGCAGCTACCTCTGCGTGCAGGTGTATGGCATGTTCATGCTTGCCATACTTGGCTTGAAACGGATCAGTCTTGTATGAATTAACACCAAGACCTACAAGATTATTCTTATACCATACACCTGCCGCAAGACGATAGCAACGAACTGGATCAGTGATATCTTCTGCCACTCTGGCAAGTAGATCAATCGCCTTTTCCATTCGGATACTCAATGTTCTCTCCATGTTGTTTGAGTGCAGTGATAAAGTGTGCATGATCCATTAGTACATTTAGAATAGATTGTCTAGGTACTTTTACTTCCCTTGCATTCTTTCTTGCTTTGTCCACTGCCTGATGCAATAGGTCAAAGTCTTTGTCACTCGTGTACAGTTTCATGCTCGCCTCATTTATGTTACCTGTTATTGCCACTACCCTTTAGAGTATTTCTTTTCTGTCTGTCCTGTAATTTCTTGACGTTTAGTTCTGCTACCTCTGAAAGATTTGTACCAACCATGTATGCCATCTCTGATACAAACCACAGTACATCACCCAGTTCTTTCTTCATGTCAGTTATTGGTAATGCTTTACCATCACCTCTGATCCACTTAGATACAAGTGATGCAACCTCTCCTGCTTCAGATGCAAGGCCAGTAGCTAGATACTCAAAGGCTTTCTCCTTTGGATAGACAGCAGTTGAGTGTGCTTTATTTTGGTATTCATTCAAGTTCATATACAAAATCCTATGGTAAGTAATGTAGGGACAAGCCTACTAAACCTGTCCCATTTATGGTTTGACAATTCAATTGTCATGTAGACACAGACCTAGACCAAGACCTAGACCAAGACCCAGACCTAGACCAAGACCCAGACCTAGACCCAGACCTAGACCAAGACCAAGACCCAGCCCAAGACTCAGACCAAGACCAAGACCCAGACCTAGACCTAGACCTAGACCTAGACACATATTTACGAGTTATGAACATTTTAGTATGCCAAACGACTCAATACTCTGCGTGGCTATATACCAATCATTTGGTAGTGGTTGATAGTCTGCCCACTCCTTGTCTGTAAAAGGACCGGTATCGTACACAATACCAGCGTTTTCTAGTTTTACACAGGTCTGATTAACACCAACTAATTTGCCGGTGTAAATGTATGCACCGCAAAACAGTGTAACTCGCTGACCCATCAAAGATTCAAGGCCTTCATTCTCAACTTCCGTTACGATCACTTTCATTTTTCTACTCCATTGATATTGATAAGTTGTGAAGGGCAAGCCTACTACACTGGTGTAGCAGACCTGCCCCATTACAACAATCTAGTGGATGTGGTTTAAGTAGGAAGGAACTTCAACGTCGTAGTCATCTTCCCATTCTTCAAGACCGTTTAGAAAGTCATTGATATCCTCAATGTCTACCTCTTCCAGATAGTCTGCGTCCACAACATCCATGAGGTATGCACGCATATAGTTTGGAATGTCTCTGTGGTCTTTGTAATTGTAAACCATAACAGTATCCTTTCTATTTGTTGTTATGCTACTTCAAGATAGTCAGCAAACACCTTGCTGCCAAGCCACTTGCTTACCTGCTCTTGACGCTTGAACAGTGTACCATTATCACCTGCCTTAGTCAAGTCGAAGCGACCATCATCACCGTGGCTGGCGTAGTGTGTCATAGCTGACACAACGGAGAAGACATTCTTGCCACGTGTCTGTACCTCATCCATGTACTGTGCGAACAGACGATCAGACAATCCATTACGCTTTTTAGGATCGTCCACCGTACCAGTGGTGAGTGAACGGAACAGGTTCATAACCTTACGACTGTCATAGATGCGAGTGTCTGCCCACTCTTGATACTGATTGACGATGTGTTTGTGACGCTCGATGCTGTCATCGAATGCCTGAATAAACCCATCGACTTGGAAGTTCTTGGTGTGTCGCTTACGTGCTACATCAAACTGTCCACCAATCTGTCCATTGGTACAGAAGAAATCAATTACTCCACCATAGAAGACAACAGAAGAAGAACCATCGAAGGTATTCTTCATAATGTACCGCAACCCAATGTCAGTACTGTGTCCTGTTTTAGTTTCAACAGTACGTTTCATCTTAGGTAGAATGTACTCTGCATAGCAGACTGCACCGCCTTTGGTGACATGATCTTTGATCTGTACATCCTCCAACACTGATGGGTCGAAGTGGTTTACCATCTGTTCTTGCAAAGGTATGAGAACTTCCTCGTTCTCAACGACACGGTAGTTAGACTTGACGATGGACAGACACGTGTCTTGATCGGTCCAGCCATCACCCTTGGTCAGCATCTTGTAGTTGTCAGGGACAAGACCGCTGATGATACCAACAACATCCTGTTCAAAAACAGGAAAGAAAATTTCACGGTCGTTCTTTGTCGTAAGATGTTCCAACATCATATAACTCCTTGTACTTGGTTACTTTAATATAAGAATAACAACTGTCTTATATTGTTATTCTTTCTTTTCTATGTTGTCAAGTCTTTTCTTTACATCTTCTAGTTGTGTGTAATTCAACACACTATGTACACTAGAAGTAAGTAACATAGCAGGTGTTAGACAACCTGACAAGACTGTTGTTGCCACCATGATGGCGATCCATTTTTCCATGTAGCAAACCTTCCTTTGTCTCCAATGTAATAGTCACGGTACGCCTTGATAACATTGATACTTTTGTATTCGTCAGGCATACACTGCGGCGGGTCAATCCAACCCTCTTCTCGTAACTCGTATGGTAGTTGCATTAGATTACAAACAATTCCTTTTCTTTCTGTTGCATGTATTTTTCTGTATCTTTTTGTGTACTCACGACAAGTGTTAGATAACAGTCTATACAACCAACGGTAGTGATGTACACTTTGTCTTGCCCACATTGCTGACGGGTGATTCTTGTGCGTTGACTTGTAGCATTCGATTGCTGGCACGCCATCAAGTTCATGGTGTGCAGTTGATAGTAGTTGTGCATACTCAAGAATCATCTTGACAACATGCTTGTCGCAATGATATGCTGCACAAATTTCTGGGTTGTTGTGTAAGTAAAAGATATTCATCAGTCATCCTCCTCTAACGATTCAATAATGTCTTTCATCTGAAAGCCAAGACGAACAAGTCCTTCGACATATTCATCCTTGCTTATTCTTCTATAGTCATAGAGTGTACGCATTCTATCCACCTTACGCTGCCAAAACTCTTCGACAGGTACTACATTATTATCCTTGCGCGTTGTCATACGACATACCATGCTTCTCTCTCCATGTGTCACAGTACTCTTCATACTTTGACTTGCATGTCATTGGATCGAAGTACCATCTTGGCATACGATTATACCTACGTTCCAATTCGTCACACCATTCAAAGAATGTCATCATCTTTTAAGTTTCCTCACATAATAACTGCATAGCATAAGTATCATACCATACAATAGAACACAAACTGAAAGCCAATGCTCTAGCACTGACTCGTTGTGGTATGTGCCATCAATACCTGCGACAGCACACACCACACCAACGAGCAACATAAAGTTAGCCATCTACTACACCAGTGTAGTCTGTGGATAACTGGATACGACTCTCCTCTCCGTAGCCATCTTTGTAGAGGGTAGCAATCTCTCGTTCGTTACCTTCCTCATCAACAGCAACGACAGAAACGGTGTGAAAGTAACCCGCCTCTGACGCTGAAGGAACAGTCTTCTGCATCAACTTTACTTGTGACACTCCAAAAATAGTTTGTGGTCCAACTCTCATCAGTCTTACTCCTTTGCCTTTTTCTTTTCAATGCGAAAGATTTCTTTCTTGTAGTCACTCACGTTTGCAAGGTAGTTAAACTTATGACGTGACCGTTTAAGATTGTCAAGAAACTTTTCAAAGTCAAACGTACTGTTCTCTAATGCTTCAAGCAAAGCACCATGAAACTGTTGCTTGCCAATAACATTGTGTGCAAAGGTAGGATTGGTTGCACACCTTTGCATCCGTTTGATCTTGGATAGTCTATCTTTAACATACTCATCGTTAAAGGAATCATATCTTAACTTACCCTCTTTGAAATTCCAGCTACCAGTTTTATAGCTAGATGTTTTATTAAAGATTGCAATAAGAATACTATGAGACACGGTGTATTCTTCTTTGTATTTCTTGTAGATATTGTATACGTCTGCTGTCTCAGGACGTTGTGACCAGTAGTTTGCAAAGTCTGCCAACGTCCAGTTTCGCTGGTGTGTGTTCATGTTGATGAGATTCATGTCATTGTAGCTATCATCAATCATAATGTAAAAAGGTTTGCCCAACTGCTTCGCTACCTCGTATCGATGTTGTCCATCAACAATGACAAGAGAGTCACCATCTTCTCTCACTACAATAGGACGCAGACGCAGTATATCGTTACGTTCGACAGACTTTTTCAATCTGTCCACGTTGACATAGTTTATGTCACGATTACCGTGAACACCTTGTAAAGCATGATACAAGTCATCACTTGGATTTACTTTGTAAATTTTATTAGATACTTGCAAGTTCTTTGCTGTCTTTTTAAAGAAGTTTAACATGACTTGTCCTTTAGTTTAGTTTCCCAATACATCTCAGCAACCATACGACGTTCCTCGTCATACAAATGATGCCAAGGTTTATAATCGAAGTACTCATCATCAATACTTCGATACCATTTCTTTATTCGTACATGAACATCGTGTTCCATATCAGTCATCATTATCTTATCCTTTCCTATCTACAACGTCCACTAACACCCACTTGGGATAGTATATGCTTACCCATAGTGCAAGGATATCATCCTCATGGGAACTAAAGTCCCAGTCGTACAAGTTAGCAGCGGACCATTGCTGCCATTTGTTCCAACGTCCATCGGGACGCTTAGAGTATTCCACTTTGGTGTAGTACTTATGGAAAGCCATTATCTTTTCCTTTCACTTACATTGTAATTGAAACTAGTGTAGTGGATAGGTGACGGCATACACTGTCTCGTCCCAACACTTACGACAATCACCACACTCGTTATAGTTGCGGATTGCATGACATGTCTCGTCATGCTTGGTAGTAACACCCGACACGTGTTGCCAGCGTTTCTTGAACTTGCCATCAACGAACTGAGACGAATGACGTATCACCATGTTAGATGGCGTGGGACGATTAGACCGTGCCACGATCTGACTGTCCTGCGTAGGCAACCAATGTTTGAGGTATGGCGTAGCTTCCGCAACGTCATACAACATATGCAAATGCCACACGTCCAACAAGTCACCGCTGTCATGCCACCGCATATATGCAACGTCATGCATTGCCATTGTATGCAAGTCCTGCATCTCACGCTTATTAGGCATACGATGTTCGTTGCAGAAGAACGTGTCGAGATGTTCTTCCAATGCCTCTTTGAATTGCTTGTCAAATGTACGCTCAAGAACAAACACCATAGCCTCGACCCATTGCGGATGATACAAACCAACAAGGCGTACCGTCTGTGCAATTTGTACAGATGGATACGTGTAGTTTCCTCTCTCGTCTGCATAGCATCCGAAACATGGCGTGCCGGGTATGCGTGCCAGCACTTTTCCTACAGCGCAGCCGTATTGTAACGGTACAGGCAAGCCACGTTGCTTGCATATTGCCGGGACAAATGATGCATCGCTGGCGGGCAGCCCATACGACATGCCGGGCATTTTGCTAGGCTTGCCAAGCGACCCAATGATTGCGTGTGCTTGTTTCAACTTAGTTATCTGCATCGTATTACCTTTCTGTTACACTAGTGTAGTCTACTACCATTCTCTTGGTTGTCTGAATCGGCGCAACTTATACTCTTTGCCATTCATTCGGCAAGTCCCGCCATTTTCAAATAGTATAGCAGGCAAACTGATACTGCCAACTCGACAGTATCTACCCTGTACATCGTGTCCCATGATAAAGACACGTTCAAAGCCATTTGCATGGTCATTCCTCGCCGCTGCTATACTACCTGCCGCGCCGTACTCAAACGGTGTTTCTTTACCGTCTATATATAAAGTTGGAACGTGCTTCATCGTATCAATCCTCCAGCCATTGTTTGAATGTTTTGGGAAACTCGTTATGTGCCACGCACCATACGTAACACTCATAACGGTCCACCAACTTAGGTGGCGCGTCACGTTGCGTCAATCGTTGATGATGCAGGAAACGTCGTATCGAAGCATTCGTTTTCATCATGGTATTAGTCCTCTTGGGTAAACGGTAAGCTGGTTTTGATTGACTCAATCTGATCAAGACAATCATAGTACTCCAAATTCTGAAGTATGTTCAAGGCCAAGTGTCCCGATCCTCTCTCTCCAAAGTCAATCGTTAACGTCCCGACTGCACCGCCAGAATATTGCGGACCATCGTCTGCTAGTATAAAAGTTATCTTTCGACCTGACGGTGTTATAATTTGCATGTCTGCCATATCGTCACCGTATGGTTCCAAAATGCTTTGACATTGAATTTTATAGTTAGGATTGTCCTTATTCCACGCTTCCACGTGGTCACGCATCACGCTTGGCTTGTACCAAGCATCACTACGCAGGTTCGCAAGCGAAGCAAACTCTCCGCAAACAATGTCGTTGACGAACGAAGTGTTAACTCCGCTTATTTCGATTGAGTAGAACATGATATTTTCCCTTTCATTATAACTCGTACACTTACATTGTAACTAAAAGTCTTGCTTGTCTTCCCACTTGGGATGAAAGCGTGTCTTGTAATTGACGTTATCCCAACGTCCCAAGGACGGTTCGCGGTTGCCATTAAATACAGTATCGTTCGATCCAGTAAAGCGATTGGCTTGGCGCTTGGTAATGATGACACGTGATTCCGTGTCACCATCCGTGCGTCCCATGATATTGGACCAGTTGAACTGGTTGAAGTATTGCTGCGCAAGCATCTCATTGCGTAGCACAAGGCCGGTCCTAACGTCCCGGCAGTCCGTCACGATACAACGGCCAGCGGCGTGCTGTATTGTCCCGATAAGGCGCTTACGTCCATCTATTACCTTGATGGTCGTAGCGTCCCGCTTGTCTGGTGTGAATTGCATTCTTACGTCCCTTTTGGTTACATTGTAACTGGACAAAATGGCTAACAAATTAGCCAAAAAAAAGGCATGCGAATAGGCGCGGCAACGAGTGCCGCACCGTATCCGCTTGGCCTGTGCTAGGTGCTAGATGATATCGTCGATTGAAACAATTGCAAGTTTCGCCGCTTCGCGGATTGCTTCGCGGATTAGTTCGCGGCGTTCTGTAGAACAAGCGCGCCAGTTTTCCGCGATTACTTTTTGTGCTTCCTTGATTGTCGTGCGCAGTCCGTCCATCTCATCGTCGGGTTGCGCGTCTTTGATGGCCTTGCGAAGCGCCGTCATGTTATCATAATCTGTCAGGATGATTTCAAGCTCGACGGCTTGGTTTATGTACGAAGCAAAGGGACGGAAAGCGTCGACGCGCGCCTTATGCGCCTCCGTCATATCTTTCGGCTTTTTCCCGGACGTTGAAAGCTTCATGCCATCGCCGCACGCTGCGGAAAAAGTGCAATCAAGGTTGCGAGCAACTGCGACAAGCAATTGAGCGGCGGTATAAGCACCGTCTACCGCGAAAGCTTCCGCCGCTTCATCAAATAGAATATCGCCAAGATTGGCCTTCGCATTGGCGACAATTAAGCCATCATCGCCCGCAATTTCGGCTTGGGTTGAAACACGAGAGGCACTTTCAGTTACATTGTAATCGGAAGACATATTATCAAACTCCTAAAAGGTTAGGGCGGATTGCCCGGTGCAGACGAGGTGCGCCCGCAATAGGTATATGGGGTTTTTCAAGGGCTTTTGAAGGGATAAATGCAAAAATAAATAAAAAAAGATTAGACTGTTTGTCTAATAATTATTGCGTATTGGCCTAGACATTGTCTTGCAAATATTGTGCCAAGCTCATCATGTGCTGATGCGACAAATTGGCTAAAAACCGCCAATTAACAGCTTGAAAGGTGTAGATATAAATACATGCAAAGATACATACAAAGATACATTCAATAGTATATGCAAATATATATGCAATAATGGGGGTATATATGTATGCAAAAGTACATGCAATTCTGCATCTATTTCTCCGGGGAGGAAAGGTCAATAGTGCTGACCTATTTGGAAAGGTCAATAGTACTGACCTATCTGGAATGCGTCAGGATGGCTGACCTATACCCCCACGGAAAAAAATATACCCATGCGCGCGCGCGATGATAATGCCACTGTCATATATTTACCAAAAATACTAGGGGTAGTTTAAACTATAAAATAAAAAAAACCCCCCTTTGTTTTATTTTACAAAAGAGGGGTGGCTATAATAATAAAAAAATACTAGGGTCTAGTTAAACAACCTTGCCAGAACACTTAGGAAGTGCGCTACGCGGCTATATATCTATATAGATATAATAAGATCAATATCATAAAGTCTTAACCTAGTTGATATTGTAAATCTTTATTGTAATCTATATACTTTTTCTATATTTTAATCTATAACATAATCTATATAGAGAGTAGTATACCAGATACAACAGCAAAGGACAAGAGTAATAGTAAAATAAATTATAAGTGTTGCAAAAATATCACACTGTAGGTGATGATTGTCTCCATCCTTAACTCTTTTCTTCTTGTCTTCCTACAGGGTGGGGTGGTACAATACACTTGGGGTGATGATTGTCACCATCATACTTAATTCTATATAGATATAAGGAAAGGTGCTGTAGCTTATGTGTGAAAATCCTAATTGTAAATATAAATACCAGTGTAACTGCAAAGACTGTAGTTGTTCACCCCACACAGACGGAGAGGAAGGTTTGTGTAAGTGTTGCCGGGCGCGTGCCGCGCGTAAAAACATTTCTACTGGGCGCGTGCCGCGCGTAGCAGGAACAATAGAAAAAGAATAATGACAACTGATCTACAAGTGGACGATAGTTCACCCGGCCAAAAGGAAGATTTATCCAGTGAACAGGAGATTACCTATAACATTCTTTTGAATATAAGAAATACTCTGAATGTTATGGTGCAGCAACAGTCAAAGGATGACTTTCTTACTTATGTACGTAAGATAGCACCAACGTTAATTACTGACTGGCATATGGGAAGACACATTGAAGTTCTGTCAGATAAGTTACAAAAGGTAGTGGAAGGAAAGATCAAACGTCTTATGGTCTTTCTTCCACCGCGTAGCAGCAAGTCAGTAATTTGTTCCAAGTTGTTTCCTGCATGGTACATAGGTAAAAATCCTAACCATGAGATACTTACTGTCAGTCACTCTGATCAGTTGTCTAGTGACTTTGGTAGATCAGTGCGTGACATAGTGAATACAGAAGAATTTACAAATATGTTTCCCGGTGTTAATCTACGTGCAGATGTACGAGCAGCAGGTAAGTGGAAGACAAATCTAAATGGTAGTTATTATGCTGCAGGTGTAAGATCACAGATTGCAGGGAGAGGTGCACACATTGCTATCTTGGATGATGTTATGTCTGAAGAAGATTCATTCTCTGATGCAGGTAGAAGATACATCAAGGAATGGTGGCCTTCAGGATTACGTACACGTATTATGCCTAATGGTTCTATTATTATTATTAATACTAGGTATCACTATGATGACCTATGTGGGTGGTTATTAAAGCAGCAGGAAGAGTTTGATATTGATACCAAGATGCGTTGGGACGTAGTAAGTATACCTGCATGGTTAGATGAAAAGTCCAGTAAGCTGTTGGGTCTTCCTGAAGGTACAAGTTACTTTCCTGAGTGGAAGGACAATGAGACACTACGAATAGATGAGATGGAAATTAAGGCAACCAATGGATCAAAGTATTGGGAAAGCCTGTACATGCAAAACCCTACACCTGATGAGGGTAGTTTGATCAAGAAGAACTGGATCAACTGGTGGGAGTATGAAGAACCACCAAGCTGTGACTTTATCATGCAGACTTATGACACTGCCTTTAGTACCAAGACAACAGCAGACTATAGTGTTATACAAACGTGGGGAGTGTTTCATTTCCATGAGGATAGTGAAGATGGTATAGAAGGAGTAGCAAGTAACTTATTATTATTGGGAAGTGTACGTGGTAGATTTGAATATCCTGATCTAAGACGTATTGCACAACAAGAGTATCATAAGCATAGACCTGATATTTGTGTGGTAGAAAAGAAAGCAAGTGGACAATCGCTAATACAAGACATGAGACGTAGTGGTCTTCCTGTCTTGGAGTACATGCCTGACAAAGACAAAGTGTCAAGAGTATTTACTGCTTCTCCGTTATTGGAAGCAGGAAGAGTATGGTTGCCAAAAGGAAAGGAATGGTCAAGAGAATTGTATGAGGAGATGATACTGTTTCCCTATGGCAGACATGACGATCAGGTGGACGCAATGACTATGGCAATACATTATGTCAAGGACAGTTGGCGCTTGGAACATCCTGAAGACCCTGATTGGGAAGATGATATTAATCCACGCAGACAGAAGCGTGTTGCATATTGGAGAGTTTAATGCTATAGTATTTTTTATCATATTTGTTTTTATAAGGGAAAATAAAACAATGGGTTTAAAATTTACAGATTTTATGGGTTTAATTCCTGCAGCACTAGGAAGAGCAGGAGTTTTTGGTGATGATGACAAAGATAAAAAGGAAGAAGTAGTTCCTGCTCCTAAGACTGCTGAAGATGAACGAATGGCAGGAACAAAAGGTTTAGGTGTTAGCTCCACAACAACAAGAACTACTGGTGGTTTAAAAAAAGGTGGTAAGGTAGCTAAAGCTAAAGCTAAAAAGCGTAAAGGATTTAATGGTAAGGGAGCAGGAGCGGCACTTCGCGGTTTTTAATATATGCAGGAACACGTTTTAGAAAAGAGACAGGACTTTTACTTTCCTGTCAACGATGATCACTTTTCAGGAGAAGAGTATCAAAAGCCACACAGAATAAGAAGTTTACAGTTTGTAGATAACTTTGATGTTGCATTAGATGTAGGTAGTCACGTAGGTACATGGGCAGTAGACTTATGTAATATGTTCAATAAGGTTTATTGCTTTGAACCAATTGAAATACACAGGGAATGTCTTACACGTAATCTGTCAGGTTTTTCTAGTGACAGGTTTGAAATACTACCCTACGCACTGGGTGCAGAGAATGACGTAGAGATTGCACTAGAGTATGCTGCGGAAGGTAACAGCGGTACTGCTTCAATCACTACGGATGTAGAACGGGGAGAGTACAAGGCAGTACTAAAGACACTTGACTCTTTTGACTTTGAAAAGATTGATTACATTAAGGTGGACGTTGAAGGTTTTGAATTACAGTTTCTCAAGGGAGCAAGCGAAACAATCAAACGTACAAAGCCAGTAATCAATATTGAAATTAAAAATACGTGTGAACGGTTTGGTACTACACAGCAAGAGATAGCAGACTACCTTGTTGCTGATCTGGGTATGGACTGCGTAGGTAAAACAGTAGCAGATTATATTTTTATTTACCACACATAAGGTATAAATTAAATGGTAGCACAAAGACAAATACCTGAAAACCTTCCTATAGGTGGCAGTGATAAACCTTCTATAAAGATTCAAGAATCAAAAGAAGGTTTGGAAGGTCTTAAAGAAATGTTGTCAAGTGTTTTCTCTAAGGGAGATAAAGCTGCACGTGCTGCTCTTGGTCCTGCCGCTGCTTCTACAGAAGGACTTTTAAGTTTATTTGATTTACGAGATATACCTGCTGCTTTGTCTTCTGCAGGAAAAGATTTACAAACAGGAGTAACTGAGGGTGATCCTAGAGCAATGCTTGCGGGAGTGTTAGGAACTGCTCTTGTTGGTGCAGAAAATGTACCGGGAGGAAATGTACCATCTAGAGCAATTAATAGAGTTTTACGTAAAAGTCCATTAGAAAAAATTCCTAAAGAAAGTAGATTTTATAGAGAACCAGCAATAGTTCCTGAAGCACCCTTAAAAATTGCAGCTAAATATAAAGATAAAGATAATTTTCTTTTAGACGAAGAAGGTAATCCTGTTGTTGTTTATCATTCAACTGAGTCAACTGAACCTTTTAAAGAATTTAATACAGCAAAAGAATTATCTGAAATAGCATTTGATCCTAAAAATAAAGGATATAATTTTATGTCTACTTCTTTATCACCTGAAACAGCAGGATCATTTGGATTAAGTGGTAAAGGAGAACCTGGTGCACGTCTTATTCCCGGCATGGTAAAAGCAAATAAAACTTTTGATTATCAAAATAAAAAACATATAAAAGAACTTGAGAAAATATTAGATAAAGAAGATAATGCAAGGGTTAAAAGTATTGAAAGAATGAAATTATCAAAAGATTCTACTATACTACAAGATATTAAAAATATAATAAAAAAAGATAGAAAATTATTAAAGGAAGGTAATTTTAATATTATAGAAAGTACAAAAGTCCAAGATATTTTAAAAGAATTAGGATATGATTCATTTACAACATATGAAAGAAAAGCAAAAAATATTATGCTTCTTGAACCAGAAAAACAATTTATTCCATTGTTTGATGTAGAAAAAACAAGTACACTTGGCTATAAGAAAGGTGGTTCTGTGGTAGAACGTAATCCTTACAACTATACAGCAAAGGCAATATAGAACATGGCAACTGAACGCAATCCGTTTGATCCTATTCCTTCAGTAGAACTTTCAGTCGTAGAGATTGAAACTGAAACAGAAGATAGTGCAGCAAGTATGGAATACGATCCTACTGATGGTGGTATTGTAGTAGAGTTTAAAAGTAATCTAGATGAAGGCTTGTCTGACGAACAGATCAAAGAGGAAGACGAAGAGTTTTTTAGAAACTTAGTAGATGATTTGGATGAAGACGCACTTGAAGACATTGCCATTCAAGTACATGACAACTTTACTGCAGACAAAGACAGTCGAGCAGAATGGGAAAGTATGTTTGAACGTGGCTTTGATCTGTTAGGTCTAAAGCTGGAAGAAGCATCAGAACCATTTGAAGGTGCATGTACTGCAGTTCATCCAATCCTTATTGAGTCAGCAGTTAAGTTTCAGTCAAAGGCAACACAGGAATTGTTTCCTGCCAGTGGACCAGTAAAGTCCCAGATCATTGGTGAAGTATCAGAAGAAAAAGAAAAGCAAAGTCATAGAGTCAGAGACTTTATGAACTATCAGATCACTGAACAAATGCCTGAGTACTTTGACGAGTTTGAGCGTATGCTCTTTCATCTACCACTTATTGGATCAGCATTTAAAAAGATTTACTTTGACAGCAGTTTAAACCGACCTGTATCAGAGTTTGTACCTATTGATCAGTTCTATGTGTCCTACTATGCTACCGATCTACGCAGAGCAGATCGCTACACGCATGTTATCTATCGCTCACCAGTAGAAATGCAGCGTGACATGGCAGCAGGAATGTATGCAGAGGTAGACCTACCTGAAGCAAGCACACCAGAGTTTGCTCCTATCAGTCAGAAGATGGATACAATCATGGGATTGTCTCCTTCTGGTAGTCACGATCCACAGTACGTTCTGCTTGAGCAACACTGTTATCTTGATCTTCCCGGTAAGTTTGAAGACGATGATGGTTTGTCTCTTCCTTACATTGTTACTGTTGAAGAACAAAGCCGACAGGTTTTATCTATTCGTAGAAACTATAACAAGGATGATCGACGCAGAGAAAAGAAAATCTTCTTTACTCATTATCGTTTTGTTCCCGGTTTTGGTTTCTATGGTTTAGGTTTAATTCACTTCCTTGGTAATCTTACAATGACTGCAACTGCAGCAATGCGTAGCTTGGTTGATGCAGGTCAGTTTGCAAATCTACCCGGTGGCTTTAAAGCAAAGGGTTTACGTATTGTAGGTGATAATGATCCTATTGCTCCCGGTGAATTTAGAGAAGTTGAAGCTACAGGTAATGATCTGTCTAAGATGATCATTAATCTACCATACAAAGAACCTTCACAAACTTTGTTTCAGATGCTAAATTTTGTTACTGCTACTGCACAGAAGTTTGCCGACACAACCGAACAGGTTATTTCAGATGCAGCAAGCTACGGTCCTGTTGGTACAACAATGGCACTGTTGGAAGCAAGTAGCAAATTCTTTAGTGCAATTCATAAACGATTACATAAGTCTCAGCACGATGAGTTTAAATTATTAAGTCGTATTAACTTTGAATATCTACCTGATGAGTCTATGGTAGATATTCCTAATGGTACAATTAATATCTATCGTAATGACTTTGATGGTAGGATTGATATTATTCCTGTATCTGATCCTAATATTCCTTCTTCTGCACACCGTATGATGATGGCACAGCTTGCACTACAGTTGTCTCAGTCAGCACCTCCCGGTATGTTCAATGTAGAAGAACTTAATAAGACAATTCTTCAGGCAGCAAACATTCCTAATCTGGATAAGATCATGCCTGAAAAACCTTCACCAATGCCTCTTGATCCTGTCAGTGATATTCAAGCTGCAGTTAAGGGTATGCCTATTCAGGCGTTCGTTGGTCAGAACCACGATGCACATATTCAAGTAAAGACAATGTTCATACAAGACCCAATGAACGGTGCTAATCCTATGATGCAACGTATTGTTCCTGTGCTACAGGCAAACATTCAGGAACATATGGTAATGAAGTATCAGGAACAAATTAGTGGTGTATCAAAAGAAATGATTGGACAGTATGGACCAGAAGCTGCAGCGGCAGGTGTGGACGTACAAGACCCACGACTTATGGAACAGGTTATTGCTGCTGCCGCACAACAAGTAGCACAGGCAAATCAAGCTGCAGCACAGATGCAAATGGCAGCTACACCTGAAGCACAAATGGTTCAGATTGAACAACAGCGTCTGGGTGTTGAACAACAGAAAGTTCAAACACAAATGGCAAAAGAAGCTGCTACTGCTGCTAATAAGAATCGTGAACTTGATCTTAAAGAAATGGAAATACAGTTAAATATGTTCAAAGAAGGTGCTAGTCTTTCCAGTGCAAAAGAAGAAAAAGAAATGGATCGAAATGCAAAGAAAGCAATTGCAGCTTTGGATGCTCTTATTGATCTTGCCAAGACAGAAGCAAGCATTGATAAAGATAAGGCACTAAAGGCAGCAGACATGCTTACTAACTTTATTGGACAGACACGTAAAGGATAAGAGGTTTTGAACTTTTGGGATGAGTTAAATTTAAAGTACGAAGAAAAAATACTAGACTTAAAAAATTCTCTTGCATATGGCAACGCTTCAAGTTACGATGAATATCGACACGCAGTAGGTGTGATCGAAGGTGTGGAATGGGCAACTGAATGCCTCAAGCACATTGTAAAACAACGTATCTATGAAGAGGAGGATAACAACTAAATGCAAGCAGTACGTATGGATAAAGCAGTTGATGCTGCAGACTGGATAACAGATGAAGATGATATTAAGTTAGACTTAAATAGTCTTCCAAATCTTCCCGGTTATCATTTGCTGGTTCTACCAGTTGCAGTAAAACAAAAGACAAAGGGTGGTATTATTCTACCTGATAAAGTAAAGGATGATGTAGCTTACCTAACTACCGTTGCTAAAGTTTTAAAGAAAGGTGACTTAGCTTATAATGACGAAGACAAGTTTCCTAATGGAGCATGGTGTGATGTAGGTGACTACGTTTGTTACGCAAAGTATTCAGGACAGAAGTTTATATATAAAGGTATGAAACTACTTCTTATCTTTGATGATCAAGTAATTATGAAAGTTGAAAAACCAAGTCTACTTGATCCTACATATCATCTTTCAAATTAAATTTGTATATTATAATAACTTATTGTACTATACTAATACAGCGGGTAAATTAAAACCAATTCGTTAGATTCGCTGCTAACGGGTAAGAAAGGAAAAATAATGAGTGAAGAATGGTCAACGGTTGAAGTAAATTCAAATGAGGATGAAAGTTCTAAAGTTGAGTTTGAAGTTGAAGAACAACCAGAAGTAAAAGAAGAACAACCAAAAGAACTAGCACTAGTAGTTGAACAGGCAGAAGAACAAAACGAAGAAAGACCTGAAGAACTAGAAGGTATTCAAACCAAGGGTGCAGAGAAAAGAATTAAACAGTTAATTCGTCAACGTAAAGAACGTGACGAAGAATTGCAACAGCTACGTAGTGAGATTCAAGGACTACGTAACCAAGTACAAGAAAGAGATACACAGCTTTCTTCAAGTTTAAAGAATACTATTGATAGTACTGAAAGTCAATTAGAATCAAATCTTGAGTCAGCTAAACAGTTATACAAGCAAGCCGTTGAGTCAGGTGATACTGACGGAATGTTAACAGCACAAGAGAGCATGAGTAAAGCCTATGCAGAACAAACTCGTGTAGAACAGCAGAAGGTAGCTTGGGAAGAATATAATCGTGCTTTAGAGTCAAGTGGGCAACAAGCAACACAAATTGCACAACAGCAACAGCAGACTCAAGAGTATGATCCAAAGGCAGTTGATTGGGCAACTAAAAATTCATGGTTTGGTCAGGATCAAATTATGACTGCTGCTGCTCTTACTGTTGATCAAGAACTGAAGGGTGAGGGTTATGATCCTTCAGATGATGATTTTTATGAGGAGGTTGACAATCGTTTGCGTCAGCGTTATCCTCATAAGTTTCAGGATGTTAACTCTGAACCTGAAACACCTCGTTTGCAGGACACGGCTACAAGTTCTGCTCAAGTGGTAGCGGGTGCGTCACGCACACCAAAAACTTCTCAGAGTAATAATAAAGTCAAACTTACTCAAGAGGATGTAAGGTTGGCAAATAAATGGGGTATACCACTTGAAAAGTATGCTGCTGAAAAGCTAAAGGTTGAACAAGCCGATGGCGAATACACCAGTGTTTATAGTTAAGCGTGGATAAGGAAGGAAAATACAATGGCACGAAATACAACATCACGTGAATCAAGCATGAGGGAAAATAAAACTCGTAGAGTTTTTGAAGAACCAAATTGGTTAGATATTCCTGATACAGTTCGCAACCGTTTTAAAGGTGAAGGAATGTCTCTTCGCTGGTTACGAATTACTTTGAAGGGACAAGACGACATTCAAAACATTGGCAAGCGTTTAGCTGAAGGTTGGGAATTAGTCAATCAGGAAGAAGTTCCTGAAATGCTTGTATCTTCCGTCGTGAGGGAAGAAGGACGATATGCAGGAGCGGTCTGTCGTGGAGACTTGGCTTTAGGCAAAATGCCTACTGACCTAGCTGAATCTCGTCAAGAATATTATGAAAACAAGAGTAGAGAGGCAGTACAAGCTGTTAACATGCAGCTAATGAACAACTCTGATTCTCGTATGCCTATCTCTAACTCTAGTCGATCAAAGGTTACAACAGGACGGCGAGCATCTTTTCAAGATTAGTTTGTTTTCCTGTTTGTCAATGTATTTAACAAGGAAAGGAACATAGTGTTATGACTACTACTAAGACACTAAATGGACTTACTCCTTCCCGCATTCGTGGTGGTGCACCTAATAGCAAAGCCACAAATGACTATCCGATTGCGAGTGCCTATAACACTAACATTTTTACTGGTGATATCGTCGTTAACAATGCTGGGAATATTGAAGTTCTAACTACTACAACTCAGAAAGCTATGGGTGTTTTCATGGGTTGCCGTTATGTTGCTAATGGTGAACCAAATTGGTCAACTTACTGGCCCGCTAATACTTCAGTAACAGAAGCATATGCTGCTGTTGTTGATAATCCACAAGCAACATTCATTGTTCAAGCAGATGCTACAGTTTCTGCTGGAGATATTAATTCACAAAACTTCAATGTTACACTAGGTGCAGGTTCTACCTTTACTGGCAAGTCCGGTTTTGGTCTTGAAGCTGGTACACGTACAACTGGAAATGCAATGCTTCGTGCTATTGCAGTTCTTGATACACCGGGTAATGACATTGCTGTTGCTACAGAGCGTGCCTTCCCCAAGTTGGAAGTTCGTATTTTGAAGCATGTGGATGCATATATCTCTGCTGATGCTTCAGTAAACTAAGCGAGGGAAAGGAGTAATTAATAATGGCTATTAATCGCGCTAGTATTGCTAAAGAACTTCTTCCCGGTCTAAATGCCGTTTTCGGCCTTGAGTATGGGGATGTTGATAATGAACATGCACCTCTATTCGATGTTGAAAATTCAGATCGTGCATTTGAAGAAGAAGTTCTATTTACTGGATTTGGTACTGCACCTGTTAAAAATGAAGGTGCTGCTGTCCAGTATGATGACGCACAAGAAAGCTACACTGCTCGGTATACACATGATACGATCAGTCTTGCCTTCTCAGTTACAGAAGAGGCTATGGAAGATAACCTCTACGACACATTTGCTAAACTACGTGCACGTGGCCTTGCCCGTGCAATGGCAAATACCAAGCAGGTAAAAGCTGCAGACGTTTTCAATAACGGCTTTAGTGGTTCCTATCTTGGTGGTGATGGTCAACCACTATTCAGTGACAGCCATCCAGTTATTGATGGTGGTGTTCAAGATAATGAT